ATGTACAGGGATTGATGATTGATCTTGCTGCTACCGAGTGGGATACTGCAATCTTACTTCCAACAGAGGACTTTGTAAAAGATACAAATCGTTTACAGATTCCAATACAGGCAGAAGATGTCTGGGATGATACAGATGAAAACTTCTACGATAAAATCAGAGGTCAGAGACTTGTTAGAGGTTACGGAACACAAGAATCTGTAAATATGTCAATTTAGTACTAAATAGTTTGGATAGAAACACCAAGAGATAATGTCAGAGAAGTCTAACAAAAAATGGTACAATGCATTAGGGCAATGGATTGTTGAGAATTCTGGCAGCGGTGCAGTAATGTTTCCTTCTCAAATTGATGAGAAGATGAAGATTCAGGCTGCTATTAATCAACAAAAGATCTTCGTACCAACAGAACTGCAGAAAAATAATGAAACCTTACAGAAATTAGAGAAGCAACTTGAAGAAACTCCAAAATGGAAAGATCAGGATCAAACTAAACCAATTACGCCAAACATTCCACTCAACGTAAAGAAAGACTCTAGCAGCACTATGTTGAGGTATCCAGATCAATTACAACATCAAGAAAGTGATTACATGATGTTTAGTTTCTATGATTATGTACCACCATTCTCAGCAGAAGCAGGAAATAGAGAAGGAGAAAATGTTAAAGACAATGGAAAAGTTTACAGTCCTTATCAGCAATCACCAATTTCACAAACAAATCTAAATTTAGGTCAGTACAATAGTTCTGTAGCTAAAAATGCATCTAGAGCAGATGGTTACAAACAAATAGTATTATACATGCCAGATGATGTGCAAGATGCTTTAAGTGCAACTTGGGAAGGAAAAGCATTCGGTACATTGGCAGCTGATACTTTAACAACTGCTGGTGCAAAGGGTTCTTTAGACGCAGTTAGAAAATTAACAAACACCTTGGGGAATGCTACTAGTAGATTGAATGTTAACGCAACTGCTAAACTTATAACAAAATTAGCAGCTGGTATTACTGGTGATGAGATAACAGAGGGAGATGTTTTTGCTGGTGTAAAAGGAGTCGTAAGAAATCCTAATGTTGAGGTTTTGTTTGAAAAAATGTCATTAAGAACATTTGATCATTCATTTAAAATGTCACCTTACAATGCAGAAGACGAGATGATGATTAGAAGAATCATATCACAATTTAAAAAAGCAATGTTACCTTCATATGAGGGGGGTGATGTCTTCACTAAAAAAGGAAAAAAAGAGAACCTCAATGGTGCATTCATAAAGTTACCTAAATTAGTTCAAGTTGCGTACATGAGAGGTAACTCAATCAACCCTCACTTACCACAATATAAATTATGTGCTTTGACCGATGTTAACGTAAACTATACTCCAGATAATAACTATGCAACATTCGGAAGTGGTGGAGGTCCTGTGTCCTACGAATTGAAACTTAATTTCATGGAAACAAAACTTGTGTTCTCTGAAGACATTGAAGCATTTGATTCAGTTTGGGGTGAGGACGATATATCATCAGGATCTGGTTACGGTCTCATGGCGGGGTAATAAAATGTATTTTAGTATTGTACCTAACATACTTTACGATGAAAAACCTGTAAAGTATCCCTTCTCAAAATCAGAGAAAACTATAGCAAAGAATTTCTTTCGTAGATACAAAATAAATGAAGATGTTTTTTCTTTAGCAGTATTTTTTAAGAAGTATGCTATTGAAGATGGAGAGACACCAGATATGGTATCCATGAAAGCATACGAGAGTCCTTTCTATGATTGGGTAGTGATATTGACAAACAATTTAGTCAATGTGCAATACGATTGGCCTATGACTAACTTTCAAATCAATAGTATATTAGACAGTGAATATGATGATCCCTATGGTACGATACATCATTATGAAACTGCTGAGATAGGTCAGTATCCAAAAGGATTACATGTGGATAAAGAATTCTACGACAAGCAACACAAATTAAACATCAATGGTTCTATTGTAATAAAAAATGGAAATGAGATTGCTTCTCCCATAACAGTAGCAGAGAACATGTATGCAGAGAATGAAAAGAAGAGAGAAATATTTTTACTTAAACCACGATACTTTAGAGATTTTGTAGAAGATTTTAAGAAGCAAAATATTTACAAAAAATCTGGTAGTTACATACAACAAAGATTAAAAGAAACTAATTGACTTTTTTGACAAAAAAATACCCAGAAATTTTTTCTGGGTTTTATAGAATTGAGTTATCAATTTTGGTTTGCATAACTGAAGAAGAATTCTTTTATTAAAGTCTCTGCCTCTTTCTTACCGAACCTATTGGATAGATAACCTGAGATCGGATCTAATCTTATCATGTAATCATCAAAGTCATGATACTGTGTTGTGTCTTCACCAGTTGGTTTGTGTTCATCTATCATCTCTTTATAAACTTCAAGATATCTTCTGAACATCGGTAAGTGTTCATCAACCTCATGTGGTTTGCAATATCTAACGTAGATATTCTCTGAGAAATGATTGCCAGGTTCAAAGAACCTATAAGTACCAGTTGCTTTTGGTAGTTTGTCAGTAGAGAATAAGTAATGTTCTACTGGGTGTTGGAAATCAAAAACTAATACAACTCTCTTCTCACTCATACCCATAAGATCCATACCAAAGCAAGGAAGGTTTGCTCCTGTCTTAGGATAGATTATATTATTATGAATAGTGCAAGACTTGTTATCCCATATCTCTATTTGTCTAGACTTAATAAAATGCTGACCCTTGTAGAGGTCAGCAGTAAGGTTAACACCTTTTTTATTAGTCCATTCAGCATGACGCTGAACAAATTGGATGTCAGGGAATAACTCAGCAACGGTTGCCTTATAGTTAACCCAGAGATCATTCATTAGTTACTCTTCTGCAAGTTTCGCAAAGTATGATAACGCATCATCGTCATCAACTACTGCTTCTTCTTTTACAGGTGATGGGGTGGCAGCAACTGGAGTAGGAATAGGTTCAAACTCTTCGTCATCTACTGTAGGAACAGTAGCAACTGGTTGTCCTATACCAAGAACTAAATTTAAACGACGCTCAAGATCTTCATAAGACTTGAACTGATCTCTAGAAGTGAATGACTCTAATGAGTATTCTTTCTTCCAGATCGCTTCCAATTCAGAATCATCTGCACTAATAGCAGACACACTATCAAACTCACTGCTGTCATAGTTCCAGAACCCTGCAACTTTTTTGATTTTCAATTTGAAGTTAGCACCTTCCCAAAGATCAAAGACATTGATTGGTTCTTCATCTTGGAACTCAGGTTGCATTGCTGCAAGTATCTTGTCATGGATTTTCTTACCATACTTGTACAAGAATACTTTACCCTCATTCTCAGGGTGCTTAGGATCTTTTACGACTAAGATGTTGCTGTAGTAAGAGAGTTTTCTCTTTTGCTTACGAGCAGTCTCTTTGTCTGCATCTTCACCACTGTTCCAAAGACGACGGTTGACTTCGCCAACTGGATCTTTGTCACCTATTGTAGTGAGAGAGTTTTCAATATACCAACCGCCTGGTCCTTGAAAGGCATGTGAGTATAGTTTTGCCCATGGAACTGTCTCTCCATCGGGAGCAGGAAGGAAACGGATAACTGCGTATCCATTACCAGAAGCGTCAACTTCGGGCTTCCAGAATCTCTCATCAACATTTTTACTGCTGGATGATTTTTCTAATTCTTTTTGTAAGAATGAAAAATTGGTCTGGGATTTACGCTTAAGATCTGCGAATGACATTTAGATTACCTCGGATTAATTTGGATTTGGTCTGTTGCCCTTTCAATTACACATAATAACAGGCACAGGAACGGGCGTCAACCCTGTGCCTCTGTTTGTTTCTTCATGTTCTGAACTTTGTCTAGAAGTTCAGTAAACATTTTCTCAATACTTGTATCAGGTGTTGCACCTAACATTATAATGCCTTGTTTCATTGTGTCAACCACAGATTTTGCTTCTGGATCATCACTCAACTTGGCACGAGCATAGAATATCTTTTGTTTTTCTATGAGGGTTTCGAGTGCTTCAAAGTATTCCATCTTCCGATCCTTGTCTAATAATATAAAATTCATAGCGGATCTGAAACAGAACTGTTGAAGTTCCATCATCTCTTGAATGTCTCCACGGACGATATCTGACTTAAAGAAACTCATACTAGC